CGCCGCTGTGATTCAAAACGACTTTCAGCCCGCCGGTGTATTCTTCGGCGGCCGCTTTCACCTGCTCCAGCGTCTTGTCGTCAATCATCACGCCGTGCCCGAGCGCCGGCCCTTTCGTGATCAGCGAGACGCCGCGAATGATGCCGGCTTCGGCATCGATGACGCCGGCGGAGGCTGAGAAAGTAATGACGGGTTCCATCGCCTAAGCGATGGCCGTCAAAACCGATCAGCGCTTTGTCTTCTTTTTCCGACCCTTTGGAGCGATTGCCACGACCGGCTTCTTCTTCGCCCCGATCCACGGTGCGACGGCAAAGACCATTCCAAGCCCGGCCGCGACGCTCGCGAACCGTTCAAACGTGAGAAGCGCCCGGTCTGCGGCGTCCTTGTGCGTGCGCGAAATCGTCAGCTCTTCATGCAGCGCCTCGTTGATTAGCGCCGTCATCGGTTCGATAACCGCGTAAAGTTCGGCAGTCATGGCCGGCGAGTTGAGCGTTTCAATTTGCCCGGCGTCGCAGGCTGAACGCGCTTTCTTGAGGTAGGCTGCAACGAGTTTGTGCTGCGCCACGAGTTCCGCCGGGTTGCCAAATTCTGCGAGCAATCGCTCGGCCTCGGCTTGGAGCTTCGCCAGCGAGTCGCAAAACTCTTTGGCGTTGATCAGTCCCTTGCTTGCCTTTGCCTGACCGTCCACGATAGCCAGCCCGTAAATGTCGAAAAGCGGACTGAGCACGTTGCTCGTCATCGCAAATTCTTTGTCGCTCGCCGCGATGTGCTCCGAGACCGATTTCACGGTGACCACTCCGACGCCTGCGAAACAAACGACGACCGCGGCGAGCGCAGCGGTGATGACCTTCGGGCTCATTTCTTCAGGAACCTGCCCGGATTCTTGGAATACTTTTTTGCCAGCGTCGTGATGCCGTCGATGATCTCGGGTGCGAGCAATCCGGCGACGCCGTAGGTGACGGCCTTCACAAGTGAGCTGACTTCGATCTGCTCAACGATAAACCATGCGAGCGTCGAGACGATGGCCGCCATGATGACGCGCCGCACGCTGTCCCAGATCGTGCCTTGGATCGGGTTGGCCAAGAGCCGCGCAACCATGCCGGCGCCGCCAATCACCGCAGTCAGCCAGCCGGTTTCTTTCCAGAGCTTGGCGACTTCCATGAGGTCTTTGTGGTCGTTCATTTTTTGCGGCTCATGCGATCTCCGAACCACCACCCGATGCAGTTGAAGGCGCAGAACTGAATCTCGTCGATCATCTCGGCTTGCTCAAGTTCGGTGACGCGGAAGAAGACAATCGTCACCAGAACCAAGAGGAGCAGCGTGATGAGTGGGCGAAACAGCGTTATCAAATTTGCTGCCCATGCCGAAGTGTTGGCCGGAGGAGTGGCCGCCTGTTGGCTCGCGGTGAACGCATCCCACTTTGCTTTGTCGCTTGCGATCTCGGCCATTGCCTTTGCCTCTTCGAGCTTTCGCTTGTGGTCCTGCCCGGCCTTGAAGTTCTCGAAAAACCCGTTGCCGATTCTGAGCAGGACACCGAGTGCGCCGCCGCCTAGTGCGTTGGTGAGGAGATCGAGCATGGGTTATACCTTCTTCGGATTCGTCAAACGGCGGAACAAGAAATACGGGAGCCAAATCCATTTTGGGATGCGCGTAATCTTCACGCTCGTTCCTGCGATGAGCGCTATCTCGGCGTCCCAGAGCTTGACGCGAATGGGTGAACCATCCGGTGAGCAACAGTTGACGAGTCGGACATAGCGCGTCGGAGCGCGGCCCTTGACCCAGTAGTTGTCGTATTGCCCCAACTCGACGGTGCCCGAAATGACGCAGTTATTGAGTTCAAATCCCTCAATCGCGCCTTTGACCGTGACCGAGCCTTGAATCGTGCAGGACTGAATCAGGTAATTGCTACCGCGCACACAATCAATCGAATCCTCACGGCTGGCGGGGATAGTCAATCCAGTGGCCGTTAGGTTGCTCACGTTTGAGCACTTGAAAAGATCGTCGTAGTTCTCGGGGTCAAGCGGAGCCTGCCACTCAGCCGCGTTCACCGTCAGCCCGTTGTCCTGTGGCCCAACGTAGCTGCGCCAATTCGTGTCGGAGGTTCCTGCCATGTTACTCGGCTTTCGGTTCCTTGGGCTTTAACGCCTCGGCAATGGCTTCCGCGCACTTGCGGACAAGATCATGGTCGTCGGCCTTTAAGGGCGCTTGGCGGGCGGCTGCGTAGAGGTTCTGGAGTGCTTGTTCGGTGGTCATGTTATTTGGATTCTAAAGCGGCGACGCGGGCGCGGAGGGACTTGAGTTCGGCAATGGCGATCGGCATGAACTTTCCGGCGTCCATTGCCCATTGTTGCTCGATGAGATCAGGATTGTCGTCGCCTTTCGTCACAGCCGAAGGGAAAACCTCAAATGTCTCCTGCGCGATAAAGCCGAAACTGTTTTTCTGGCCGGTTTTCCAATCGAAAACGGAAGGCTTGAGAGCATCGATGATTGCGCCGCTGCCGGTGAGTGCTCGCACGTTAGTTTTTAAGCGGGCGTCTGACGACGTATTGTAAGCCGTCGCGGTGGTCGTGACGGAGATGCTGCCTACCTGAGTGGTGTCACGGTAAAATTGAGCAATCGCCCCATCGGAAGTGCGTCGGCGGACAAAAAGGGACGGGACGCCGCCACGGCTCCAAAAACTCCACCCCGCATTGTTAATCGAAACGCTGTCAGTCGTGCCAGTGTTCGGATCGTCTTGGTATGTGCCGCTGGAAATTACACCCGTGCTCGACAACGCCCCGGTCACGGCGAGGCCGTTTGTCAGCGTAACTCCGCCTGTTCCGACAATCTCAATTTTGTTGGCCTTTGTCGCGTGCGTCGAACCGTAAATGCTTATGTATGCTCCCGCGTCTGGGTTTTGAATCGAAACTGACCCTGCGTTGGTGCCGCCAATTAGCGACGGGTTTGCCGCGCTAAGGGTTAGGTTTCCCGTCGCCGACAACGCCCCGGTCACGGCGAGGCCGGTCGGACTCCATGTGCCAAGGCTTGCCCCGTTGCCCATAAATCCAAGCGTGTTTCCGCCCGCACGATAGAAACCCGTGTCCGTGTCGTTAATAAAGTAGATTGCGCCGGTAGCCGTTCCTGCGGTGCCGTCGGCGATCAGAACGCTTTTGTTGGCAATCAGGTTTGAGGTCGCTGCTAGGGTTACGTCGCCGCTCGCGCTCACCGTCGTAAACGCGCCCGTGCTCGGCGTCGTGGCTCCCACCGTGCCGTTGATGTTGATTGAGGCCGTGCCCGTCAGGTTCGTGACCGTGCCGCTTGTCGGCGTGCCCAACGCACCATTGAACAGCACCGGAGCACCCGCGCTGCCAGTGTTGACCGCCAAAGCCGTAGCGATGCCCGTGCCGAGACCCGAGACGCCCGTGCTGATGGGCAGGCCTGTGCAGCTCGTTAGCGTGCCGCTCTGAGGTGTTCCGAGGATTGGCGTGACGAGGGTTGGAGAGGTGGCAAAAACGTTTGCGCCGCTGCCGGTTTCGTCGGTGAGCGCAGAGGCAAGATTGGCAGACGAGAACGAGCCAAGCGAGGTGGCGTTTCCGACCGACGTAATTGCGCCGGTTAGATTGGCGTTTGTCGTGACATTGCCCGCCGTCAGTCCCGAAGCCGTGCCCGTGATATTCGTGCCCACCAGAGCCGAGGGAGTGCCCAGAGATGGCGTGACCAACGTTGGAGAGGTCGCGAACACAAGCGCACCCGATCCCGTTTCGTCGCTGACCGCCGCCGCAAGATTTGCAGAGGACGGCGTCCCGAGGAACGTCGCAACGCCAGAGCCGAGACTCGTCAGCCCGGTGCCGCCGTTTGCGACTGCGACCGGTGTGGTCAGCGAGAAGACGGATCCGGTCAGCGTCAGCCCGGTGCCGGCGGTAAATGTGCCCGCGCCCGAGAACTGCGACCACGGCAGAGCGGTCGTGCCGAGCGTGCCGCCCGCGTTCGCCGTGCAGACGAAACCGCAATCGGCGTTCGTCGTGCCCTGCTCGATAAACGTAAAAGCCGAGGTTAGCGCGTCCCACGTGTTCGCGTCGGTCGTGCGAGTCCACGATCCCGATGCGCAGAGATAAATTCCGTTGTTCTGAGAGAGCGATTGGTTCTTCACCAGCACGCGATTGCCCGCGACGACGCTCACGCCGTCGATTGTCTGCGCTCCGCTCAGCGTAATGTCCGCCGTCGTGGCTGCGACGCATGAAGCTTTTGCGTCGAGTCCTTGCGCGACGGTGTCCACGTAAAGCTTGTTCGCGATGTCGGTCGAAGCCGTCGGCGTGGTCGCAACGGTTCCGGCCGTCGCGGTCAGGCTCGCAATCGTGCCGAGCGAGGTCAGCGAGGATGCTGTGACGCCGGCCGCGAGCGTAGTGCCCGAGAGCGTGCCGGCCGCCGCCGTCACCGTAATGGCCGCAGTTCCATCGAAGTTAACGCCGTTGATTGCGCGAGCAGTCGCCAGAGCGGTCGCGGTGGCTGCGTTGCCCGTGGTGCTTCCGCTCGATCCCGTCACGCTGCCCGTGATTGGCGCGGTGACGGTCAAGCCCGAGAGAGTGCCAACACTTGTCAGGCTCGATGCGGTCACGCCTGACGCCAGCGTTGCGCCGGTAAGCGTGCCGGCTGCGGCTGCGACGGTGATCGCTGCCGTGCCGTCGAAGTTGA